ACCTCAGAAGCGTGTAAAGAGATTGCAAAGAATTACCAACCTAATGAACGCTAACGCAATGTTAAAAAATGTTTTAATGTTTTTTAAGATAATGTTAGTTAATCTAAATAATTGTATTACCTTAGCAGAAATTAATAATTAATAACAAAGTAAAGATGAAGAACGAAGAAAACAAAGTAGAGAAAACAGAAGAAACAGGTGGCGCTTTAGCTATCATTCAAGGACTAATAGCAATGGGATTGCTTGGTTATGGTCTGTACGTATTAATGACAATGTAATAAATAAATAAACAAAGTAAAGATGAAGTACACAGTAGAAGGAACTATCAAAACGATAGGAGAAAGAAAAGAACTAAGCAATGGCGCTACAGTTTTAAGTTACACAATAAACAACGTTTCAGAGAATGGATGGGAAACACCATTTAGTATTGAGATGTATAATAAACCAGATAGAATAGAACACTTAGAGAACTTCTTAAAGTTTAACAAGGTAGGAGATTCAGTAGTAGTTGAGTTCGATATTAAAGGTAGAGAATACGAGGGTAGAGTATTCAATAGCTTATCTCATTGGTCTTGTAAGAAAGTAGAAGCTACAGCACCTGTATCAGAAACAGCAGAAGAGGTAAACGATTTACCATTCTAATATTTAATAATACAAATGACTCCCACTCGTTAATTCGTTTGGGAGTTTTTTAGGTTATGAATACAAACGATAAAGAAAGAAAAGCTACACCAATTTATACAGGTGTATTAATGTACTTTCCAGATGCTATAGCAGAGGTTGCTAGATGCTCACAAGCTGGTAATGACCAACACCATCCTAACACTCCTTTACATTGGGACAGGAATAAGAGTAAAGATGAGCTAGAGAGTTTAACTAGACATCTTATGGAAGCTGGTAAGTTTGATACTGATGGAGTAAGACATAGTACGAAGGTAGCATGGAGAGCCTTAGCTAACTTACAGAAAGAAATAGAGAAAGCTAGAGAAGATGAAATTTAACGAACTAGTAGCTAAAATACTATCTTACCCTAACGGAAGCATAACGACTAAGAACAACTTACACTTTAGCGACATACACCTATTCGTTAATATAATCTCTAACACAGTAGATAAGATACAGAACAAAGGAGTAAGTAATGAAGCTTTATTGCTTAAGAAACAGCTAGAGGATTTACTAGGTGCGATTGTTAATAAGAATATAAGAATAAAAGCAGTAAATGCTAGGAAGTAATTAACTTTATACCATGAATGATTATAACGATGAGCTAAAATACGTAGTAGAGTTTAAAACAGATAACGAAATGTTTAAGCAGAAGTTTGTGTATACGAGCTTTTGTGATGAGTTTGAGACAAAGCTACTATTTATTAATGAAACGACAGGAGAGGAGCTTACAATACGTAAAGAGAAGCTCGAGTACTCAATTCAAAGACCTATCAAGCATGATGAATGCTAAATATAATTACAAAATGGTACAAAAAAAGTTAATTAAATTATAATGGAGTATTTAAATATAGTACATAAAAGGCATAATGAGTGGTTGGCAATTGTAAAGAGCTTTGGTTACTCACAGTACCCAGAGGACATAGTGCAAGATATGTACATCCAGCTAACTAAAGAAATACCTACTAGAAGCTTAGAAGATAAGAGAGTCAATCCTAAGTACTCTGGATTCACAGCAGAAGAAAGAGCAGTAGATAGCGAAGGGAATGTTAACTCAACTTACATTTGGTTAATGCTTCGTAAGTGTTATAGTAATGCTTATAAGATAGAATCTAAAATACCAACTACAAACGCTGGAGAAGGTTTTGAATTTATAGTAGACTCTATAGATACAGATAGACAAGTAGGTTTTGATAACTATAGAACTAAGCTAGAGAAAGAGATAGACTCTTGGCATCATTACGACTCTATGTTATTCATGACATACTTAGAGGGTAAAGAGGATAAGTCTACAAGCTTAAGAAAGTTAGCTAAAGATACTAAGATTCCATTAAGCTCTATAGTAAACACTTTAACTAATTGTAAGGAAAGACTAAGAGAGAATGTAGGAGAAGATTACTTAGATTACATTAATGGTAATTACGAACTAATATAATAAGATGACAAAGAAGCAAAGAGCAGAAGCTATAACAGAATTTCTAGTACCTATCATTAGAGAAGCTGCAGTAGTTATAAATGAGTCAGAAGATGATTCAGAAAGACAAAATAACCTAGCGAAGGTTTATGTATTAACAGAAATACTAAAAGATTTAAACGATGGACAAAAGAACTAAAGCATACAAGGAAAGTATTAAGGAAGTTGAGGTATCTTACAACGTAGGAGATAAGGTAGAGAAAGTATTAGAAGCTACAGGTATATCTAAATTAGTTAAGTTTATAGCTGGAGAAGATTGTGGCTGTGATGAGCGTAAAGCAAAGCTAAACGATATGTTTGGTTATACTGTTCTATGTTTAACAGAAGATGAGCATAGCTACTTAGATAACTTCTTCAAAGGAAACCCACAAGAGATACAGCCAAGTGAGTACATTAAGATTACTAGCATAGCAAGTAGAGTACTTAACAAAAGAATAGATGCCTCAATGGGGTGTGGTGGATGTGTAAGAGGAGTAGTTAAGCAAATGAAACAAATCTATGAGTCTTATGAAGGTTAAAAAGAAGCCGTTTATATTCACAGCGTTACTACTTTTTTTAGGCGGTACATTAATAATAAACCCTAGTAGCTTTCCAGACTATACTATAAGAATAGTAGGTATGATTTTAGCTATTGAGGTTTATACAAACATGGAGAAGTAATGGAATCCACAGTAGAAGAAATGCTTAAAGAGGTTGAAGGACTTAAGCAAGCTTTAGTAGGAGATATGTTAAAAGATATGAACTTACTAGATGAGATACACAGATTAGAAATGAAGTTAAACGGTACTAAGCCTACAGATACGAGAGTAGATTGTGAGGGTTGTGGCTCTTAATTAAATAACGGTAAAATAACGGTATGAGCAAATTTAAAGAAGGCAATAAAAAAGTAAAGGGTAGACCAAAGGGAGCAGAGAATAAACTAACGAGTTCGGCTAGAGAAGTGTTCTTAGAAACTTTAGAAGGAGAGAGTGAACATATAGCAGCAGCCTTTGAGAAAGTGCGTAAGGATAATCCTAGAGCTTATTTAGATTTGTTTGCTAAGTATGCTCAATATTTTGTACCTAAGAAAACAGAGTCTAACGATAAAACAGAAGTAACAGTTAAAGACTTTAATATAAAAGACGTATTCAAATTTAATGATTAGTCTCAATAAGAAGTATGCCCCACTATACGAAAATGACTCGAGGTTTTTTATAGTGACAGGTGGGCGTGGTAGTTCTAAAAGCTTTGGAGTTACTACGTTTTCCTGTATGCTTTCACAGGAAGTAGGACATAGAATACTATACACAAGAGCTACGATGTCATCAGCTCACTTATCAATCATTCCAGAATTTCAAGAGAAGATAGAACTACTAGAGCTTGCTAACTCATTCTCTACTAATAAAACAGAGATTAAGAACACCTCATCTAATAGTGAGATACTGTTCAGAGGATTGAAAGCAAGTAGTGGAGACCAAACAGCTAATCTTAAGTCCTTAATGGGTATAACTACTTGGGTACTAGATGAAGCAGAGGAGCTAACAGATGAAGATAAGTTCGATACTATACAACGTTCGATAAGAAGTAACAATAAGCAAAATAGAATCATATTAATATTAAACCCAGCTACTAAGGAGCATTGGATTTATAAACGATTCTTTGAGAGTAAAGGAGTAGAGCAAGGATTTAACGGTGTGAAAGGTAATACTACTTACATACATACAAGCTATTTAGATAACATAGATAACTTACCTAAAGATTACTTAGCAGACTTTAGACAGCTTAAGATTAACAACCCTAGAAAGTACGAGCATATCGTTATGGGTGGCTGGTTAGAGAAAGCAGAGGGCGTAGTATTTACTAATTGGAAGTTTGGTAGTTTCAATCCAGACGGTTTGCAAACATCTTGTGGAATGGACTTTGGATTCTCAGTAGACCCCGATACGTTAACAGAAGTAGCAATAGATAAAGCTAGACTGATTATCTACGTTAAAGAACATATCTACAGCAACGGACTTAATACACCTCTCTTAGCTCAAATGGTTACTTCTAAGGTAGGTAGTAAGTTAATTATAGCAGATAGTGCAGAGCCAAGACTTATAAGTGATTTAAAAGCAAAAGGTGTAAATGTTCGAGCTGTAAAGAAAGGAACTATTGAGAGTGGTATAACTCGTATGCAAGACTATCAGATTATAGTAGAGCCTAATAGCAAGAATATAGCTAAGGAACTAAACAACTATCAGTATTCAGATAAGGGTAGTAAGCTTTATGTAGACGATTACAACCATGCTATTGATGGAATCCGTTATAACATTATACACCACTTAGACAATCCAACAGCTGGACAATATTTCATAAGTTAAAAAGGGTAGACCATTATAGACTACCCTTTATCTTAACAAACCGAAATGTTAATTTTGCGTTCTATTCTAAAGGAAGCGCCCTCCCTGTTCTTATACGTTACAAAGTGCTATAAACCCTATTAAGATTCCACTTGTTATTATTATTTTGATTAGTTTCATGTTGTAAAGATAACATAATTTTGATACGAAGTACATTTTTTAAGTATAAAAGTTATTTAACTAATGAGAGCAACTATAACAATTCCAGATAACCTTAACGAAATAACACTTAAACAGTATAAGAGATTCTTAGAGGTTACTAAAGACTTAGAAGGGGAGTTTTACAAGCAAAGGTTTGTAGAGATTCTTTGTGGTATTCCTTTTGGCAAGGTTAAACTAATGAAGCAGATAGATATAAACTCTATCGTTAAAGATGTAACAGCTATGCTAGATAGTGATGCTGCCTTTACTAATGTATTCAGTATACAAACACAAGAGCTTGGCTTTATTCCAGAGTTAGAAGCAATGACTAGTGGAGAGTATGCAGATTTAACTACTTACATAGCAGACTGGAGTACAATGCACAAAGCTATGGCAGTACTTTATAGACCTGTAATACGTAAAGATAAAGATAACTACTCTATAATGGAATACAATGGCACAGAGCTAACAGCAGACCTTATGGATTTTATGCCTTTGGGTGTAGTAATGGGTGCAAT